TTAATTCTAGCAACTGTTTTACGTTTTCGCTCAATGTCTACTCTTTTCTTTAAACCCATGTGAGATATACTTCTACCTGACTGTGTAGTTAGCCAAGCAGAAACTTCTCTGTAACTATACTGCTTTAAATGTTTCTTTGCAAGCTCTAATAGTTCCAGTTCTCTAACTATAGGATTTAACCATTCTTCGTTATCAGGGTCTATCTCGTAACCCCAAGGCACAGGTTTGACTAACCTTGGTATTCTTTCCCACTTCTTCATCTTGTCAGGCTTAGGTAACATCCAGAAACCTAAATCATTGTTAGCAAAGAAGTTAGTCATCAGTACTCTCTTTAGGGGGTAGAATAAACAAACCTCCACTAGCCTCTACAGCTACCTTCTCAGTCTTAACTACACCAGCACGATCCAGTATCTGCCCTGCTGCTACCATCTTCTCTTTAACACCCAACTGTGTAGGGTCCATGAGTGCACTACCGTAAGCTACAGCAGCTTTAGGGCCAAGCCTAGACATGTAAGTCTTGGTAGCCTCAAAGATTTCATCCTTTAAACCTTCAATTACTACACGGGTAGCAGTACCATCAGAGTAACCTGCAAGCTTCTTAGCTTGTACAACATCACCTTGAGCCTCGTCAAACAAGACCTGCATAAAGAGTTGTTGCTTTTCGTTTAACTTCTTACTCACGTTATTCTCCTGTACGGTTTTGCCGCCTTAGCCGCTTTCTTAGGCTGCTTAGATACTTGCTTACCTTTTGCTGTATCCGCTCTTTTCTTTGCTGAAGATGCCGCATACGTCCCAGCACCCATAGCCTTAATAGCACTAGCTGGCAAGTAACGCTCTCCTGTAGCCTTTGGACCTTGCGTAGAAGGTTTGCCACTCTTAGTTCTCCACTTTTGTTTAGTCCAAGACTTAAGACTTTTTTGACTTGTTTTTAGGGCCATCTGCTTTTGCCTTTGCTTTCTTGCTCAAATCTTTATAGTGGTACAGACGTACAGAACCCTTAGTCATCCTGACGCCTGTCATCACTGTGCCATCTTGGTGTTTGTGGGTTTTACCTTTGTATTCGGTTCCATCAATCTTATAGTGCTTTACGCCCTTCATGAGGTGTACCCTCCACCTTTTGCTTTGTATTGCTTGGCAACCATTTGAGCTTTACGAGCCGACCACTGTCCGGGGCTTCCACCTTTGCCGCCAGCCTTAACGGATGCGACAAGAGACTTACGCATAGTAGGCTTAGTATAATTACCCGCCGCATTTACTGTTGAACCACCTTTAGCATATCCTTTTGCTTTAGGTGTTTTCTTTACCGTAGAACTTTTGCTTAATTTCGCCACGTGTAACTCCAATGTCATTAAGCGCAGAATCTGACATATTAACTAACTGCCAGTATTGTACTCTACGCATTTGACTGTCTTGTAATGCTTTGATAAATGTTTTAAACATGGTATAACTCCTCTATGTATTACCAGAGATAGTTATACCATGCTTTACTTTAAAGGACTACATACAAGATTGCAACCCCGTTATGAACTATATACGATGCGGATCAAAGTACTCTTCTACAGAAACTATTACTTCCATTGTATTAGCTGTCTCAACGTACACTAAAATCTTATCACCTGAGTGCAGATTAAAATAATTACCATCTACTAAGTTAGCTATAGAGTTACCTGCCATACTAAGTGCATTAGCTATGTAATGATACTCTTCATCTTCTGCATGATAGAACTGAACATAAACCTTTTTAGTAGAACTGTTGTTATTGCTTATGTGTAAGTACCTAGTGATAGCACTAAAGTTAGCAGGGCAAGTGTACACAGCGGTAGCGTTAGCATCTGCAGCAGTGGCTGCAATAGTGTACCCTTGTGTATGAAACTTAGACTTAGTTAGATCAGGCATTAAGTTTTCTTTTCTCGTTGTGCTTATTTAGTTTTTCTTGTGGAGTCTGCTCCTGTAAGACCTTTAAGTAATCTATTAAAGCCTATCTCTCCACCAAGAAAACTAACAGGTAAACCTAACATTTCTTTTTTAGCCCTAGACATACGCTTCCACTCCGCAAAAGTAACATCACGTACGCGTCTTTGTGGACCTGCTCTGTCTCTATACTTAGCTTGTCCTGCTCTTACTTTTTCACTATTAGCTGCTTTTGCTGCTTTTGCTTTATCAGAATCGCCCAAATATATGTCATGGACGAATTTTCTTGGACTAGGATTTAATCTTGCACCGGGCCTAGCTTTTTGTCCCGACCCCATTACCTTACCATCAGTACTAAAACGACCCATCTTGCGATCAGGTGCAGCTACAGGTTTGGCTTTAGGTTTATCTTTACCTGCACCCTTACCTGCAAAAGAACCTGCGCTTACACCTTTACGTGCAGTACGTACTGAATTAGCTACGCGAGGTTTTGTTTTACGAGGAGTTTTATCTGGGCCATCTTCAGAAAGGGCTTTGACAGCCATAACATCTCTAACTGTGCTTGTAATCTTCTTCTTAGTATTTTCAGAAACACCTGCACTCGGACGTGTCTTAGGACGTACAGACTTCTTAGGTGCACTCTTAACGTACTTAGCTAGTAAGCCTTTTTCAGTCTCACCCTTTTGTCTGACATTATAATCTTTACCCTCATATTTAAAGGTGTAGTCGTTTGCTTTACCACTTTCCATAAACTTTTTACGATTACGTTTAAACGCCTGACCGAAGGTTTCTTTCTTCTTTTTAACTGTACCACCTTCTTTGTAACCTGTTGCAGCCATAGGCTTCTTCTTAGCCATACCGCCACCCATGTAGGCACCAGTTTTCTTTTTATTCATCATTGATTTATCTCCAAATACAGGCAGTACAAATACGTTCTACCATTTTACTTTATCAGCCCAATACGCTGCACTTAATTTACCTTTTTTAATATTCTTACCGTGTCTTGCTTTAAAGGATGCACGTTTCTTCTTCATCTTGTCCGTTTCACCTGCTTTGGGTTTCCCGGCTGTCTTCGCTCCTTGTTCACCAAACCTGATGAGCTTAATGGTTGTACCTTTTTTCGCAAGTACGGCATGACTTTTTTTCGGGTGATCAGGGGTACGCTTCGACTTGTTATAACCTGCAAACTTTTCTCCCCTGTATTCAATGCTCATTGCTTCTCTTTCACTTTAGGTAAACAGTAAGCTACAACCCTGTCTTCAGGTGCTATACCGTGTGAACTGTAACGTCTGGTTATCTCTCTAGCGTAGTAGTTGCAATGCTCTATATTGTTAAACACCATTGTGTCCTCTGATATAAGCTCTCTAGGAGAACCTAGATACACCATAAGGACAAAGTAGTACACAATTACATCATTTCAAAATGGGGAGCATCAATGAAGGGCCTACGACCTTGTGAACGGCGAAGGTCTACGTATGCATTCATTGCATCCTCCATAGAACCATCCCACTCAGCAATGTTGCCTACACTCCAAGCTGCTCCCCACTTAACTGGTACACCATGTATACGAGAAGCTTCAGCCATAGCGTCAGCTAAGTCATCGTACATATTCAAAGACCACGTTACGTTAGACCCTACGTAAGCTACAAGGTCAACTGCACGGCCCTCTAAGTGTTTACTCTTCATAGTTTGCGAAGCACCCTTAGCTACTAAAGCTTCCTGCTCTGCTAATGTACGCATACCACAGGTTACACCAAAGTCAACTTTAGTTAGCGTGATAGCAGTCTTGACTACTTCAATCAAGTCAGGCTCAATGCCAGACATTCGGTTAGTGCTACGTGTTGATAGTTTAAACCCCATTAGTCTTCTCCTCTATGAGCCTTGCTTGCTCTCGTATTAACTCTTGCTGTTTCTCTAATGTAATAAACTGTTTGTCTACTTCTGAGGTTTGCGGTAAGAGAACTACATTACTTCTTTCCAAAGAACTTACTCACTGAACGCATACCTATGCTGGCACTTACGATTCCACCTAATGCAATCTGATACCACTGAGGCATTACCTCTAAAGATGCAAACCCTTGTGCTACTATAGCGTTACCCCACTCACCACAGAATGCAAGGATAAGCGGAATGCTAAACAACAAAGTAATCCATTCATCTTTCCATGAGTTCTCAGTAGCTTTGATAGCCTCAATATCCCAGTCAATCTCTCCTGTAAGCTGC